GTAGTCTGAAAAATAAACTGCAAACATTGTCTTACCATTGTAAGTAAGTTTATAGTCAGAATACTCTACACCTTTTTTTGTTGCTTTTACTTGTGTTGCCATAGTTGTTTTATGAATGTTGTTGAATACTTTTTGAGTAGTTTTCATATCGTTGTTCTTAATTGTGATACAAATATACAAATAATATTCATACAAAAAAATTTATTTTACTTTTTTTTTAAAATTTATCCATTTCCTCCAACTCCTTAACTCTCTTTTCGGCTGATTCTAAACGAGTTGCAAGTTCTAAAATATTTTTGTTTAATTCAAGATTTCTTGCTTTGGTTGCCATTTCTGATAGATAAAGTTGCCCTATGTGCTGATGAACGGACACTAAATCTGTAAGAATCTTCTCGGCTTTTTCTTTTCTTTCTCCACTTGCTTGTTCTGCGCTATTGTGTAAAGTAGTGATGACGTTGCCTAACTTACCTACTATATGTAAGGTCTTAGCTTCTTTTTGTTCGTCAAAGGTCATCTGCGCTTTAAGGAGATATAACTGCTCAAAGGTCTGCTCGTATGCTTGTTTGTAGTTCATTAGAATGGTGTTTTAGTTGTTAGATTCTTAAAAGGAGTTTCTATACAAATTCGTTCGCCTTGATTCTCATAGTAGCAATTTGCCCAAACGTCAAAGTCAAGTTTACAATTCCCTTTTTCTCCTACTACTTTGGGTTTTACTTTACTTACAATTACTTGAGCGGTATTAGTTTGCCTATAACCTTCTGCGTGTTCTTCATAATCTCTATGAATACCGATTAAGTTCATAGCCTTAGAATAAATTGCACTACCGCCTTTAATATCAAATGGAGTCGGGGCTTTTGGAAACTTCTCGCCCTTTTCGATTATAGGGGATTTTGCGTGCCAAACCCCAAAGATGTGAATCTGCTCTTTTCGGGCTAATCTGTTTAAGGTAGGAATAGCCGCTTCGATGTAAAGGTCTTCTCTGGTATCAAATCTATGGCTTAAATCATTCCAATTATCAAAACAAGAGGCAAATATTCCATAATCTTTTATTCCTTCTTTAGTAAGTTCGGTAAATTCTTCGATATTTGGTGCTTTTTCTTCTACGTCAATCACTTTAAAGTAATCTTTGATAAAAGGTATCACATTGTATAGTTCGCTTTCTGTAATCGAATAATTTTGACTTTGTCTAAAAGTCTTGCCTGTTATGCAATGGATTAATTCTGCGTAAATCTCGGCTGCCGTTCCCGTTTCGGGTGTCATTATCATTGATTTCTTTCCTTGACTTGCTAAACTTATCAAAACTTGGATGAGAAATTGACTTTTACCACTTGTTGGATAGCCGTAAATTATTGTAGTAGTCCCCTCTTTTACTGAATATAATCGGTCTAACGAAGGAAAACCAACTAAGTAACCTCTTTTTTGTCCGTGCTTCTGCAAGTGGAAGAGTTGTTCCTGCACTTGGTCTATTGTTACGATTTTAGCCATTACCAGATAATTGGTTTATCAACTTTAACTTCTTGAACTTTATTTTCTGGCTTAAACCAAACTGATTGCATTTTCTGTTTCCAATTCAAAACTTTCTTTCCTGAGGCATCGTGCCAATTTGCTTCGTTGTAATAGTTAAATGCTCGTATAGCTACTTCTTTTTTATAGCCGTTTAATATAAAATAATCTATAACTTCATTTTCATTTACAGTTTCCATAGGAATTGCATCGTTTTTCTTTGCTTTTCCTTTAGAATTCTTATGCAATTGCATTGGAATTGCATCACTTTTTAATGGAATTGCATTTTTACGCTCTTCCCATACTTTTTTAACTGCTAAGGATAAATTGTTACTTTTTGCGTTTCTTGCACCCATAACTTCCATTAGTCTAATGTTGTAAAAACCTGATTCGGTTTCTTCAAATTTGACCCTCACTACTTCGTGATTGCCTACTAAAGAATTAAATGAAATCTTATCAATTATTCCTCCGTGCTGATGTTGTGAACAAAGTAATCGTATGTAAATTCCTACTTGTTCGTTAGTCATAAACATAGTTCCTGTTAGGAAGTCTGATGTATAAAATAAAAATGCGGGGTCTTTTGCCATAATTCACGTTTTTAAATTTGCACGTTAATAAAAAAATTGGGAAAGGAAACGTGCGACCCTTTTACGCTTATGCCTAAGCAACCCGATTACAAAAATAACTAATTTAATTTATAAAACTCTAATGCTTTTTTCACATTTTTATCCTTTACGATTTTGTATTCAAAGTACCGCACTCGTTTGCCAAACTTAGATTTAGTTACCTTCTCTCTGTGAAGGATGTTAAAGTGTTCTCTTAACTCTCCTACTCTGGTTGATAGTTTGATTGTACCAGCGTGCTTAAATGCCGTGATAGGGTCTGTCCATCCCTCTAATAAAAGTAGGATGATTTGTTGCTTTTGTGATGTTGCTTTCATATTGTTTCTATTTCTTGGTTAGTTATTAATATAGAATTTTGAGTTTCACGTTTTAATTTGTAAACGTATGCAATGTTGGTATTTAAAAGTTCTGAAATTTCTTTAACTTTTTTTCCTTCTGCTAATAATTTTTTAATCTCTGTTTGTTTGATTACTTTTTTCATTTTGTTTTATTTTTTATTGTTTTTAAAATAGTGATTGTTGTAACTGAGATACATCTTTCCAAGCATCAGCATTAAATATAATGACATTTTCTGAATCTGTGGATTTTTCTCCAATATATTTGAAAGAATAACTTGGTCTATTTAGTAGTTTTCTTCCACTTGTATCTTTTGCAAAATCTGCTTTCATATTTGAAAGTGTAGGTTGCCAATTCTTTTTATCTTTTGTTAGTGATATTCCTAACGCTGGGTTAATTGTTCTAATATACATTTGACTACCAACTTTCCAATAAAGAGCAGAAAAATAATCCACAAGTGCTTTGCCTATTCCTAATCCTTGATAATCTGGCAATGTTACAATTCTACTTATTCGTCTTGTTTTTGCATCACCAACGCCAGGAAAAGGTAATATTGCCATAAATGATACTGGTTTATCATTCCATAACATAACATAGCTAAAACACGCTGGATTCAAGTCTTCGCTTAAATAATGATGTTGTTTGAATATCTTCCAAGTTTCATATCTACATCGAAATATCTCCAATTTGATTTTTGGTCTTGTGAGCCGAAGACAATCAGGTCTTTCTACCCGCCTCTTATTTGGGCTATAAATCCAATCTGGATTTAGCCATTCCATAATATCAAAATGACAACTTGCTAAAATAATTTTCTTTTTTTCTCGTCTTACAAATTTCTGCAAGGCATTACTCATTGCTTTTGCCACATCTCTATCTACAACACTTGTATATTCATCAATTAAAATAACATCGTTTTCTTTGGCTTTGGCAACACAATAGGCAAGATTAGCACGATATTGTTCTCCATTACTTAAAGTTGCGTGAGGTCTTAACCAACAAGGTACGGAACTTAGACCCATCGCACTCAATAAATGAGTTGCTTCTTCTGGTGTCATCCAATCAAAATTTGATATTAAACTTTTCTCGTTATCAAAAATAGGTTGTGCAATTTCTCCAAAAGTTTTTAATAAAGTAGATTTGCCTGTTCCGCTTCCTCCATAAATAACGCCAATGTTCCAATCAAATTCATCAACTTTAATGTTGTTATCAATGATTACATTGCTTTCTTCTTTGTTTTGAATGTCATACGCATCATACACATATTCCGTGTATTTATCGTTTAAAATTTTGTGTTTTAGTTCTATTTTCATATCGTATAAATATTTAGTTAATTGTTAACTTCATAACCTAATTCGTTTTTAATTCTTGATTGATTGGAATGCCGCTTTTCGTAGCTTTTACCCCTTAGTTCAGAGTTTTCCTCTTGCAATCTTGCTCTGGTTCTACGTATAGACTCAGCATTGGTTATCAAACCATTAGCGTAATTTTGCAAAAACTCATATTTAGTTGCAATCATTGGTGTTTCATTGAACCAAATATTGACTATTAACTTTTCATCCGAATCTCTTAAATGAGGATGCTTTTCTAATAAAAATTTAATCTTTTCTTTTAGTTTACCATTTACTTGTATCATATTGTATAAATTTTTAATTGGTTGTTGAATTTAGACCTTAGTTCGATTCTTTTTTCTGTTGAGTAAACTTCTTGCTTTGGCATTGATTTGTTGATGAGTTTGGCTACTCGGATAAATTCTCTTAGTTCGTCTTTACTCCAATTCAAACCACGATACATAGTCGGGAGGTCGTGAAGTAAGTTGTAGATTTCTTCGCCATAAATCTTTTCAATGCTTTGTCCGTATTTACTTAGATTGCCGTTCTGAAACCTATTGCAGTACTTACATTGTGCTGACAAATTCCAAAGATGGAAGGTACATTCACTTGCTGAGTTCTTGCTCTTATGCCAGAAGTGTCCTGCTTCCATATGCTGTTTAAGTACTCCGCAACTGATACAAGGCTGACCATAATCAATTGCTCGGATTAACTTGTTTATCTCGGTCTGGAGTTTGTGGCGTAGGTCGGATGTAGTTATTCTGGCTTCTTCAAGTATTGCGTTGTTTTTAGCTTGTGCTTTGGCTTTTAGTTGCATAGTTAATTCATAGGCACAGGCTATTCCGCAAACTTGCTGAAGAGGTCTTTTCGGCTCAAATGGCTTAGCGCACACTTTACACGATTTCTTTTTTTTCGGCATCGGTTATACTATTAAGGTGTTTATCAAATCGTTGTTTAGTGCTGATAGTCCTTGCATCTTTGATTTGCAATAGGTCGGCTATCTTATTCTTAGCGTGGATTATGGTTGCGTGGTCACGACTTCCAAATTTCTTAGCAATTGCAATCAAAGTCAAGAATCCCGTTTGATGTAGCAAGTAAATCATATAGTGTCTAACTGCTATTACATCTGCCTTTCGTGAACTACTTATCAAATCGTGATTAGTCATTCCAAACTCAAGGTAAGCTATGTCGAATAGCTGATTTACATAGTCGCTATCTATATTGCTTGATTTCCAGAGTTGTCGCTCGTGTTCTATATTGAGATTGTGCTTGCGTACAAGGTACTCAATGAATGAAGTTTTTGGTGAGGTCATTTTTTTTATTCGTTTATTTGTTGATTTTGGAGTGCTTTGCGAAGTGAGTTGCGTATAGCGAATTGTTATAATCAATAAAAATTACTTGCGTTCTTCCAACTCTTTTACTTTCTTGGTTAATCTGTTTATTTCTTCAATTAATTCGTTAACCTTTTTCATTAAATTAAGTTCTGGTGAAACCCCACCAACTTCATACGTTTTCATTTTATCTATTGCCATATCCGTAAATTTTACTACCCTAAAACTACCTTCCAAACATTTACCGAATTAAACCACTTGCCGTTGAACTCTCTGCTCTCAAGATTAATTGATGCGGTTATTGAATCGCCTTGCTTAAGGTTTTGGAGGGTTTTAATTAACTCTTCCTTACTTGCGCTTAGTGCTAACTTCTTAGTGTAGTTGCCTTCATTAAACTCAATTACAATAGTGAGTTTTTGCCAATCCTTGCCCGCTTTTGTGATTCCTGATTCTAAAGGTAGAATTGCTACCACTTGTCCTTTGATTTCCATTATAATATATTTTTAAGTTTATTCATTAATTCAGTTGCTATTTCTACTTTTTCGAGAATAGCGTTTATACGCTCTTGGTTGCGTTCAATTACAACAATGTGTATTTGTCTACTCTTAAGTTTAAATCGTGGGTCAAACGATAAGAAATAGCATTTATCACGCTCACACAAGTACATATTAGCTTGCATCTGGTCGTAATACTTTGGAAGTTGGTCTTGGAAGTTAGCCTTGTTGACAAACGCCTTGTAGTATAGATGAGTGTCTGAGTTTGGGCATTTGATTTCTGCTATTGCATCGGGAAGAATAAGGTCTGGAGTGCCGCCTAACTTTCCATCACTAAATAAAACCGTTCCTCCTTCGCTCGTGTAGATTACTTCATCACTTTGTGGGTCTAATCCAAGCATCTCGCATAGTATAAGTGCCGCACTTGGTTCGTTGTCTTTCCCCCATTGCATCTCACTATTGAAGAATTGTGGTTTAGGTGCTTCAAATTGTGCGGCAACCTTCTCCATAATATATGTGATTGCACCTTCGCTAAGTAGCTTTCCCGATTCTTTAGCTTTCTTAGTTGGTTCAGCCATTAGTCGGTTGACTTCGCTTGAAGTAAATAAAAATGTTCGCCAATTTAGCCAATCTGTTTCTGTTTCAAATACGTATCTTTTTATCATTGTAGTTTCTCCTTGTTGTTACCGAATTTAGATAAATTAGTGTCTGCTTGGTATGGTTGAACATCCTTGCGATTTAAGTTTGCCCCGAAGATAGAACCGAAATGGTCGGCTGCATCTTTTACGGCTAAGGTCTTAGCGATTGGAAAAGCCATTGCTAAAGCACCATTATTGATGTTCTGAAGGTCGGCAGGAGAAGTATCCTTCTTAGTCTGGAGTTGTGCTGCACCAATTCCATCTGCTTGCATCTCTTCGCCCGTTGTAGGGTTCTTTACGGTTATTCTTACCGTTACCCAAACTCCATTAAATGCCGTTCCTTGCCCTGTTATCTCAAGTTTATAAGTCTTAAAGATACGTTTAAGGAGTAGTTCTACCTTGTCAATAGGTAGGTAGTTGTAGCCTCTGATGTAAGGATGCTCTTTAACCCACTTTGCAGGTGGAGGAGTGTTTAAGATGAGGTTTAGTTGGTCGTTTTTGTAGGCTTCCTCGACATCTAATGTCAAGTCTGCCAAAGTTAGTTGTGTATTCTCGCTCATAATTATTCTGCTTTTGCGTAAATTATATGACTTGGCTCTGGTAGTGAATCAAAGTTTTTTATCTCTAAATTTCTATGGTTTGCTTTAAATTGCTCATTTGTCATTAAGGCAGCCCTTTTTAATTCATAGTTTAAAAGACTTGTAGCTTGAGCAGCTATTTTTGAAATAGCTATTGCTTTGTTTGTGTCAATTTCTCCCCTATCTACCTTGTCAATAGTTGCACAAAGAATAGAAAATAGACTTTTAGCGTTTACTGGTTGCATTTGCTTTTTGTTTTAATATGTCGTTTAAAAATTTTAATTTACCAATTTCAGTTATAACCCCTTGTCTGTTTTTATACTTATCCCAAGTAAAATGTATAGTAGTATAAACCTCTTTACAAATTTTTGTCATATCATAGTTTATTAAATCTTTAGGATTTATCATAGCTATTATATTACAATCCGACCCATAATTATGTAGAGGTATTTCAATGTAATCTTTTTTTAAGTCATAATAACTTAAACCTCTTCTATTGTAAATTTCTACATAAGGTATTGATATAAGTTCATTGTAAAACATACTCATTACCATATTTACATAATTATTGCTGGATGCACAACAAGTTAGGGGAGATTCTATTACATCAACTTCAGGCATATCAAATAGGTGCATAAATGCAGTTTTATATTGATAACCATTTGGAGTTTCGTAAACAAACTTAGGTAAATCTCTCATAATTGATAATCTTCGTTGTTATTAAGTTGGTCAGGCTCGATAAGTCCCACCGCACCTAATGGATAGGTAGCGTTGATTCGTTTAAGTCTTACGATTTCTCTGTCGGTCATCTTAATTTGCTCCTCTAATGATGCGATTAAAGCAAGGTTGTCAAGGCGTTCTTTAATGAAGTCCTTTGAGTACGAATTATCCGCAAATAATTCGGATAGTTCTGCGATTAGTTTGTCTGTTTGTGACATTGTTTTAGTTATTTACGGTTTAAAAATTTTTGCTAATTCTTCAAAGTGTGAACGTGGTTGCGGTTCTGGCTTTGGTTCAAAAGTCTTTTGCTCGTCTAAAAACATTTGCCAAAATCTGTTTGCTTGCTCATCACATTCGGCAAGTCTTAAACGCTCGATAAAGTGAGCCACGTCATTTATGGAGTTGGCTGATTCGTATTTTGCCAAAGCCCACTCTTCTACAATTGATTCTAATTCTTGGTTCATAGTCTTAGTTGTTTAAGGCGATTGAGTAGCGTTTATTAAGTTCCTTAGTAGTGGCTTGAATAAGTCTGTTACATTGCCATACTTTAGAGATGTTCTTGTCATCCATAGCAATCTGTCTAAGGCGTTGTAGCTTTTCAAATCTTGCAATTAGTTGCTCGGTTGACCTTTGCTCAGCAATATGCTCGGCAAATAGTAAGTTAATTAATCTTCTCATTTCTTTGCCTCCTTTGCTAATTTCTCTTTGATTGCTTGATTGACAAAGTCGCTGATTGAAGTGTAAGTTACTTTGTTCTTTACTCTTGCATTAGCTAAGAGTAGTTGAATTTCTGCGCCCAAATTGGTATCTACCATAAATGTTTGGGCTTTTGTTTTGTGAATTGTCATTGTTATGAGTTTTTGATTGTTGTTAATAAATTGAAAGCTACTTTGCTAACCTTTACATAATCGCCTAAAATACCGCCTTTAGGAGCATCGTTAGCAATTGTGTACTTAAGTTTTTCTGCTTTTAAGATTGATTCTACGGTTGATTGTGCTGAGTGCGAAGAAGTGTATCTTCCGCTACCACTATAATAGCCAACATATACTTTGTTTTGTTTGCTATCGAATCTACAATTAGATAACATTGAAGTAATGTTTTTTGATACTTGACCTTTAGCGGTTGTGATAAGTGTTTTAGTTGCGTTTTTCATATTATTTTTTGATTATTGTGTTTAAATTAGTGGGGGATTGTTAGTCCCCCGTTGTTCTTTTTACACATTTCCTGTTATTTGTATTGCATTTCCATTTGTGTGGTGGGAGTGTGTTTTAGTACCTGTTTTAAAAAAGGTAAATTGTTTTTCATAAAATGAATTTACACCATTGTTATCCCAACTTCTTAATGCTCTTAGCGTAAATTTGTTATGTTCAACATTACAAACTACACCTGTTTCAATCATCCCGTTTTCTTCAAAAGTTACAGTTTGATTAATTTCTACTGTGTCAAATTTTCTTGCTGTCATTTTGTTGTTAATTGTAGGACAAAAGTAATCCCATAATTGTAATAAAAAAATATTTATTAATGTATTATGTAAATAACTATATAACTGCTTGATTTTCAAGCCGATTATTTTTAGTAAATTTTACTTTTTAGTAACAAATAGGGCGAAAAAAGTACCCGAAAAGAAGATTAATAGATAAATCCACCACTTAAATTCAAATGGTTTTTCTATGATGTGAGGCACTTCAATAGTTTTAGTGTAATAAATTGTATCTTGAATGCACTCGCCTTCTATTGTGATAATAGAGTCTTTTTTTTTATAAATAATTCTAAGCCTATCTTTTTCAATATAGATACTATCTACCCTTTCACTAAAGGTTGTATCATATTTTACCCTTTCGGTGTAGATAGTATCTCTTACCACTATTGTAGTAGTGTCGCTTTGGCAAAACTTTTCAATAGCTTTTTTCTTTGTGTAGCACGAAGTAAATAGTAGTATGATAAGTAAATATCTCATTTGAATTTGATATAAGGTAATAAAGTGTAAAAAATAGCGAATGATGCACTATAAATAGTAAACGAATAATACCAATCTAAGCCACCTATTTGAATCGCAAAAGCCATAGTTATAACCCAGCACGTTTTAAAGAAGTGAAACGCATCGGTTAAGATAATAAACGGCCAATACCTCCAAAGTGGATAGGGTTTCCATTTGTTTTTATTTTCCCACGCTTGGATGCTCCACCACTGCCCCCAATGATTTATCTTGCCGTGATTAGATAATTCTGACAAAGCGTTAAACAAACCTATCATAGTTAGTAAAGTGTGCTTCATTTTTTCTTGCGTTTATTGTACGGTCTTGACTGATAATTTTCCTCAACTAATTTAATGAGCCTTGTTCGGTTCTCATCGTGCTTTTTTATTCCCTCTTTTTGTTCTTCTGTTAGAGGTTTCAATTCGCCCTGCTTCATTTGAAATACAAAGCAGCTTCAGCCTCACGCCTTCTCGTTAAACCTGCTAAAACTTTACCTCCCGCTTTGTTCCACTTAAGAAACTCGGCTTTTATAGTAGGGTCATTTGGGTTTAAATTAACTTTCTTAAGCAAGGTGCTTGACTTTAGATTGCCTCCTCCAAGATTATAGCAGAACGATGTAAGAGCATCAAATTGACTTTGGGTTAAGTCATCCCTTGTAAATGAATCTACTTGTTTACCGAACTTGTTTAGTTCTTCGTGCAAGTAAAGTTCTGCTTCTTTTTCTGAAATAGGCTTATCGGTCATTCTTACTCTGCTTCCGTTTGGATACATAGTTAAACCAAATCCAATAGTAGGAACTTGAGCAGGGCATAGATAAGGTTTAAGGCTTAAACCTTCAAACTCTTTTACTAAGTCAATACACGATTGACTAACTTTCTGTATTCTCATTTTTTTTAGCTATTACGGTGTTAAATCCTGCATAACCTAATAAAGTGGCTATGATAATAAGTAAATCACTTGAACCAATCTCCCAATTATAAATACCTTTGAAAAGATAATAAGCAACTGCACTCAATGACAAAGCGAATAGGCTAAACCTTTCTAACCTTTTAGAAGATATAAGGCTTTTTTGCTCGCTAAAAGTTAATAGCAATTCTTTGATTATTCTTTTCATTTCTCTACCAATTGATATTTTTTGAAAAAATCTAAAATGTTATTATCGTACTTATCAAATTTCTCATCGTGCTTATCAATTATCTTAACCATTCTATCTATGTTGAGAGTGTTCTGTTGGCTTATCTCAAATAGTTTGTTGACATTGCCCATATACTGCTTAAGATTGCCGTTCATATGGCTTAAATCGTTTTGCACAACTTCAAGTTTAGAGTTGGTAATCTCGGATAAGTGATTCATCTCTTCTCGAGTTTGTTGTTCAATTAGGCTTAGTCTACTTTCGATAGAGGTTGTCTTTTCTCGGTTATTGTTCAAGTCCTTCAAGTTTTGCTTAAGGTAGTAGCTAATTATCCCAACTCCAGAACCGATGCACCCTAATATTATTTGGTCTATTGTCATAAGATTTGATATTATACGCCAATACTCAAAAGTTTATTATGTATTGGCGAAAGATAAACGATAGTGTACTTCTCTTTCATTTTATCGGCTCAGGTGTTGGCAAAACAATATCCTCGTAAGGTATGCAAGTGTCTAATTGCTTTTCTGTAAATAATTTACTTATTTCTGGGTTAATCGTAAAGTAAAATTTACCCTCGAAGTCAATAATCGGATTGCAATAATCACTCGCCCCAGCATTAGGAAAGTCTAACAATTCACACGCTTGTGTATCTAAATTCTCAAACTCTGCTTCATTTTTACAAGCATAAAAGCAAGGGTAAATTTGTGTTGGTTCTATTGGTATCATAAATTACTTATTGTTTTTAATAGTGCTTGCATTGCAGTTCTTTGAGGTGCAGTATCCGCTTGTCCTGATATTATATAATTACCAACTATTCCATTGTCATAGCCCGTATCATTTCCTCTCACTCCTATTCGTATTGAAGTATATGATGTTGACGAACCTATGTTTGCGCCTCCATTAGAAACATCAACTCCGTCTTGAAAAGGAATCCAATTTGTACCTGTTCCTCCTACTGCTCCACTTACTCTTAATTTTTTCGTACCAAATACATTAACTCCAAATGGACCATCTTGCGGTCCACTTTGATAAAAACCATATTGCGAGCCTGATGGGTAATAAAAAGATTGTGAAAATGCTGACCCTGTCCATAAGCCAAAAGGAACTCCTCCCGAACCACTTAATACTTTGTGTGTAAAATATTGCGATTTAATACCTGAACCTGATGTAGTAGCAATTAAAAAATCATCCACCCCATCATTTTGAATATAAGTTTTGTCAACGATTAACCCCTTATAACCTCCCGTTGCCGTTCCCGTATTAATAGTCCAAACCTCCCCCGTTGTACTTGTCCATTGTGTTTGACTTGTTGCTGCGTTGTATTGGTTAGGGTTGAAGTCTACTACGGGACTGCCTCCGATTGAGTTGGAAAGTGTGGACTTATAATTTGCCCCAATTCCCATAAATGTAGCACCATTAAAATCATTTCCTACGGTAACATCACAAGAACCCCCATTTAGTGCTCCTGATGTATCAGTAACTTGATATAGTTGCGTGTAATTAGTTTCTGAAGGTAATTTAGTTGAAATCGTAACAACACCTGACGAAGCTACTCGTGTCATTTTTATTTCAAAAATTTGATTTTCTGCATAGGTGAAAGCACTTACACTTTCATTTGATAAGTTTGTAGATGCAACTCTAAAAACATAACCTATTTTTTTGGAAACCAAATTCACATATAAAATAAATGATGAGTTGTTATTTGAGCCTATCCATTTGCCAACAACTCCTGAACTACTTAAAGTTCCTGCTCCAAATCTATTAAATGAAACTTTTGCATAAACTTCTATATCTCCTGTTATTTGATTTGCGGCTGCATTTGGTGTGCTTAAGAAATTCCCTGCAACGCCACTACCAAACCAATAATTAGCCCCACTATGCACCAATAAAAGCGGCTGACTTGATGCGACTGTTTGTTCTACATCCCCACTTGAACCGCTACAAGAATATAATTTTTGTGCTGCTTGTCCTGCCGTTGTACCCGCACCTGCTCCAAGTTTATAGCCTAATACTTGAGCATCTAAACCCACAGAAATAGCCGTTGTTATATCAGAAGTTCCGTAAATAGCTTTAACGGTTGTAAAAAAGTTATTAACTCCAACTAAACCGCTTGGAATTAGTCCTCCGTCTGCTATTACTCTGTCGTAGTGGGCTTGTGCTTGCGCATCAATTCCTGCACCCATTCTTCTAAATGGTATGCCTATGCCTAAATTTATCATAGTGCTGATTCTTGTCCGTAACCGAGTAAGCTACCACTTGAAGGAGTAACCGCTGCTATTGGGTCTCCATCGAACATTGGAATCAAAGCACCCGCTTTTAAAGTCTTACCACTTAAACCATATTGAGTAAGCAAGTTTTGACCTCCTGCCGTTGTTAAGGTAGTTAATACGCAATCGTCATTTACTACAAGAGCGTAGAATCTGCGACCCGTAACTGCTGCATCAATGAATAAACATCCTTGACCGCCTAAAATTTTTTCTA